ATGTTTGCCTCCCTCATTCCCGTAAAACACCCCCGCATAAACTTCGCCGTCATCTACACCGATCCCGTCCGGAAAGAGAAATCCGGCAGGAAAAAGCGCATCGTGAAACATTTCGTGCACAGGAGCGATGCAGAGGCTTACCAGAAAGAGATCAACAAAAACATGCCGGTGGCCGGCGTCGCCGGCCTCGCGCTCGACGCGCCCGCGCGCGCCGACTTTTTCGCCGCCCGCCAGATCCTCGACGCCGCCGGGTTTTCGCAAAGCCTCGTGGACGTGGCCCGCGATTTCGTCGCCCGGCACCCTTCCCGGAAGGATGCCAGCCTCGCGCTCGATGAGGCGTTGCTGGAAGAGTTTCTCGCCCACAAGCGCGACGTGGAAAAGGCCAAGGAACGCACTGTGGGCAACCTCAAGACCCGCGTGAACGCATGGATCAAATTTGCCGGGTTGAGCACGATCTCGGATATCACTCACGAGGCTTGCCTGGCGTTGCGCGTGCGCAAGGGGCTCTGCCCCGACAAGCCTGTGAGCGCCACCACGCGCAAGAATGACATGAACGCCGTCAGCAGTTTTTTGACGTGGCTGGTCGATGAAAAGAAGGTGATGAAAGAGCACCCGATGAGGGGCACAAAGCGGCCACGGGCAGACGATGCGAAGCGCGTGGTGTGGACCGCCGCCCAGGCCCGGGCATGGATGGATGCTGCGGCAGTGTACCGCGAGGGGCGGTTTGTGCCGGCGCTGGTATCTTTGCTGATGGGGGGGCTGCGCCCGAGCGAACAGACGGAGAGCCGGTTTGTGCTGACGGGAAAGCCGGCGCTGCGCGCAGAGGGCGGAAAATTGCGGGGACGGGCCAACCGGACCGTGCCGCTGGGCAAGGCGGCCGTGGCCTGGCTGAAAGCTTGCCCGCCGAGGGAGGACGGGACGTTTCCCGAACTGAGCGTGAAGGGACGGGCCGCGCTCGAGCGGCTGAGCGGGCTGACCTGGGTGCCGGATGCTCCGCGGCACACCTTTATCAGCGCACGCATGGCGATCGTGCAACACGAGGGACAGGTGGCCCGCGAGGCCGGCACCAGCGTGGAAATCGTGTTCAAGCATTATCACCGCGTGCTGACGCGGGCGCAAGCGGTGGCCGTGCTGGGCATCCTGCCGGAGGCCGCAAAAAAGATGCGTGACGCCAAGGCGCTGGCGGCGTAGGAGAGGAAATATGGCTTCAACTCGTCATCCGCTGGCGGTCTCACGCAAACATGCCCCGGTTGTAGAATTTGACCGGGAAACGGGAGGCGTGTATGTGCGTTTCAAGCGTGCGTCCGTGGCGCGCACCATCGACCGGTCAACGTCGGCGCTGACTCTGACCGTCGATCTGGATGCCTGCGGCGATGTGATCGGCATCGAGGCTTTCAGATAGAAAGTAATTTATTTTGGGACTCTTCGCCTTACTAAAATCTCTCTTTGGGCGATTTACTGTTCCTGCCCCGACTATCGTGGTGTCTGGTCAGACTATTGATGTTAGTCGGCACTCATCAACTAGCTCACGAAAAACAGAAACTGTTCCAATACCAAGGATTGCTGCATCTTGGATTGATAATGTCGATGCTCAGGATTCGTTGCATTGTTTGCGTTCGGATCGTCTTCCGGTTTTCATAACTGGAGCAGCCGGAACAGGCAAAACCACGTTGTTGAGCCAGTGGAGAACTGAAGCCAATCCTGTTGTTTTAGCTCCGACGGGGATTGCTGCCTTACAGGCAGAGGGACAAACAATACATTCGTTTTTTGGCTTCAAGCTCGGCTTGCTGAGGCCAAAGGATGTGATGAAAATGTCAGCGCCACGTTCGCCAATAAAATATCTCAGGCAGTTGGTAGTCGATGAAGTGTCCATGGTGAGAGCTGATTTGATGGGGGCAGTCGAATTGTTTTTGAGATTGCATGGGCCGATGCCGGGAACGCCTTTTGGCGGGGTGCGTATCGTATTGGTTGGAGATGTATTTCAATTGCCTCCGGTGGTCGATGATGGACTGATTTCCTATTTTGAAAGGAACAAAACCGGGAAGGGTTATAATAGTCCATGGTGGTGGGAGAGCAGCGCGGTTTCCAGCGTGGATTGGAAGGTGTGGGAGTTGAAAAGATGCTATCGCCAGTTGCCGGGTGAACAGCGGTTCGTGGAATTGTTGCAACGTTTACGGATTAACAGGCTGACGCCTGAAGATTGGGATTTGCTGGATACACGAGTGGCAAATGCGGGAGAGGATGTGTTGCGGTTAACTGCGACTAATGCAGCAGCCGACTCATGGAACAAATATCGGTTGGAGGCGGCGTCTGGCATAGCCACTCGTTATGTCGCAAGAGTGATAGGTGATCCCATGGAGCTTCAGAGGGCACGCTGGCCGGTGCCTGATCACTTGTTTCTTAAGGATGGAGCCCGGGTTGTTTTCGTCCAAAATGATCGGGAAAACAAGCGCTGGGTAAATGGCGATATGGGAACCGTGGTGAGCCGCAAACCGACGCATGTGAGTGTGCGCTTGGACCGGGAGCCGTTTCCCGTTTATGAGGTGGCTCCTGTGACGTGGAAGCTGAATGGATGGCGGTTTGATGAGGGATTGGAAGACTGGGTCGAGTACACAAAGGCAGAGTTTACCCAGATACCGCTTAACTTGGGATGGGCGAGAACCATCAATAAGGCCCAAGGACAAAGTTATCGGCAAGCACACGTCAATTTGGGCAAGGGTGCGTTTGCCCCTGGGCAAACCTATGTTGCTTTGTCTCGGGTTCGGTCGCTGGACGGACTTTCGTTTGAGCGGCGCATCACGCCCGATGATGTTTTCTGCGATCCTGATGCGCAGGCATGGATGCAACGGATGCAACTGAAGATACCTTAGTTTGCTGAGTGGGGAGAAATGTCCTCAGTGCGCGTGCTTATGCCGCCTCAGCAAACCGAATTCCCCTTCGGTCAATTAGTTGCATTTCCTGTTGCCAAGAAAAAACGAACGCGCCGGGTGCAGTGTCCGGGGTATGCCTGCCCGCAGATGGCGGAAATGGTGAGGCTATTCCGCTGCGCAGTTGAGGTGCTGAAGGAAACAGGTCACGCCGAGGTTTTCCTGGAGCGGGCAAGGTTCCTTTCGACTCGCCCCAATTCGGATTGACCAACGGTTTTTTCGGTTGGTTCTTCGGCTACCATTGGCAAATCTTCGGATTCGATCAGGTCTGGATACTGGGTGACTCGGGCGTCGGCCTCGAGGGCGGCGCGTTCGACCAGCATTTCCGAGAGTCCGCGGAGGATGTCGCCGAGGTTGGTGTCGGTTTTGGCCGCACGGGCGATGATGCCGATATACTCGTCCAGCTCCGGGGATAGATCGAGTTCCTGGAGGTTCACGCCATCGGTATGGCGGATGATGTAGTTTTGCGGATTATGCCCGGCGCGGACCAGTTCGTCATGAAGGTGGGCGCAGATGATCCGGCCTTTCTCCGCGGGGGTGATGGTCGGGATATTGTCGATACACGACAGAATCGAGGGACTGAGGCGCTGCGGCGGCTCGTCGTTCAGCATCTTTGTGACGTTGGCCGCTGCTGTGCCGAGGGCTTTGGCGAGTTGAGCCTTGTTCAGGCGGTTACTCTCCAGAAAGGAGGCCAGGACACCCGGCACGTAAAAGGTCTGTTTTGGTTCCACGTGGAACATTTAGATTCGATACGAAAAAAAAAGTAAAACAAAAAGGTTGACGCAGCACAGAACTTTTAGTTTCGTATTGAAACTTTAAGTTTCCTATGAAGTCAGCCCTTCCAGATTACCTTCTCAAGATATTGGCACTCAAGGCTTCTGCCTGCGTCTCTGATGAGGATCGAGCCGAGGTCGCCAGCTATGAGCGGGCCATCAGGGGTGTCGGTCTGGCGCCGGTTGTGGATTTTGCGACGGGGGCAGGGGTTGGGACAGATGGGACAAATGGGACGGATGAGACAAATGGTTTTCCGCGCTGGCAGGTGAGCGATTGGGATGAATATGGCATGCCGGTGGCGTTCACGCGGCTGGCCGTGGGGCTGGCGGACTTTGAGGGCAAGCGGCGTGTGTGGACGGTGGCGCTGGGCGAAACGCATTGCTGGGAAATCAGCCTGACGGGGCATCGTTACAATCCGGCCGACTATGCGCCGGGGCCGCGCGCGGACGTGGCGATGTGCGCCTGCGCGGAATTTGAAGAGAAGATGGGGGAGGTACTATGAGCGATGCGATTCGCGAGCGGATAAAGCAGCAGCGGCGCTGGCAGACGCACATGGAGCGGAAGCATCCGGGGCAATCGTTCGCCGCGCTGGTGCGGGGCGATGACGGGGGGCTGCATGTGCGCTCGTTCCCTTCCGCGCAGGAGGCCGCGACGGCTTCGGCTCCGGCCCGCGAGGCGGCGGGCGGCGCTCCGGATTTGCGCATGTCGTGCTCGGCTTCGCTGGCCGCTCCGCATCCGGAGGCCGGCACGGCCGGCACCAGCCCGAGGGGGTGGCGTCCGTCGCGGCTGGCGCGCGAACTCGGCGTTTCCAAGCGCACCGTCAGCCGGCGATGCGAGGCCAACGAACTGCCTTTTATCGATCACGGGGGCGGCAAGCGCCCTTACCGGATCATCCCGATGCACGTCGTGAAACTCGTAAAACTCTATGGCCTGGGCGGCGTGGCCCGTATGCGCGCCGCCGGCCAGCTCTGACCGCTCCCCTCCCCTTCCCTTTTTTCATCTGCATATGAAAACAGAAATCGAAAATACAACAACGGCGGGCGTAGTGCCTGCCACGTTACAACAGGCGGCGGATGTTTCCTCACGGACGCCCGCGCCTTTTCCCAAGCTGCCGCTGGCGTTGCCGCCGGTGCGGCTGCTCATTTCCAAGGCGGTCATGGATCTGGTTTATTATAATTCGTGGAATGACCGCGACAAGACACAGGTGCCAACCGGGCGTTTCGAGCAGGCTCTGGAGATGATCCGTTGTGCGGAGGATTACGATCAGAGGTTTTATCAGGGTTCGTGGAAGCAGGTTTTCTCTCTGGCCGCCGACTACGACAGTCATTGGCCCGAATGCGTGGAGCGCGTCAGGGAGTTCCGTAAATGCGGGGTTTCTGTCGGCCCTGGGGATAGCCTGCAATGGGCGTATCAGCGGCTGGCAAACTGTGCCGTGGAGTGGATTGCCTCGACCGCAGCCGCTCGCAAGCACGCCGCTGCGCACTCCCGTCATCGCCAGAGCATCAACCGGAAGTTGGTCAGCGAGGGGCGGCATCCGATCGACTGGCGCGCGTCCGACCGGGCCGAAAAGAAACGGAGGGCGGCAGCATGAGCTTCGCGGGCACTTCAACGGGGTTTGGCACGCGCAAGAAATGGACCGGGGCGCGGCGGTTTAACTCGCCGGCGGCGGCGAAGTCGGCGGTCAATGGGAGCGATGGGAGTCATGCGACCCATGGGACCAATGGGGGGGGGGCGCGCACGCAGGTGAGGGGAGATGCGGCGTTCTGGTCAACGGCGCAGATCATCCGCGATACGCGCGATGGTAGCACAAAGACAACGCGCTGGCGGGCCGTCGCAGGCGGCGTGGTGCTGAATACGTGCACGCGCGGGCCGGCGGGGTTGTGCGAGGCGCTGGTGTTTATCCCGGGCGCGAGCGCGGCGGATTTTTTGAGTCAACCGGCTGCAACTTCCTGATGCTTTATGTCCTCGTCTCCCGCTTCCCTGACTTCTCCTTGTTGTGCGAATTGCCGGCACTGGCTGGCGCTGAATGCGTCGCTGCGCGCATCGCCGACCGGGGAGTGCCGGCGGCGGGCGCCGCTGACTGACTGGCGCTGGCCGCGCACGTATGCGGACGGGCATTGCGCGGAGTGGGCGGCGGTGGTCGTGGCCGGAGAAGCGGGCGATTGTCAGAAAAAGCACGCGGCACGCGGAGAGGCAACGCCCACGGGCAGGGATGCCCGTGCCACGCCAGAGGCGGGCGGGACGCCCGCGCCACAACAGGAGGCGGCGGAGCCGTCGTTACTTTCTCTCGACACGGAATCCGGGGACGCGCCCCCGTCCGCCTCTGCTCATGCAGGGGCCGGGGCGGATCGCGGCACGGGGAACCGTCCGCGCCGTCGCGTGAGCGGCGGCCAGGCGTAACCGGCCGTGTCGGGAGATCTTTTTTTGAAAAGCTGAAAACTGAAACGCTGAAACAGGTAACCTGAAAATGAATACAGTCATGGCAAAGAAACGTAATGAACAGACGCAGCAGGTGATCGACACCAACGTGTTTATCGAACTGCTGGCTCAACTGAATCGCGGGATGGTGTGCGCCAGCCTCGCCGAAAAATATCCGCAGGCCGTGGAGGCCGTGCGCAAGACGGGGAAGAAAGCGGAGATGACGCTTTCCCTGATCATCAAACCGGACGGCAAGGGCGAGGTGCAGAGCGTGGAGGTGGACGCCACGGTGAAGCTGAAGCTGCCGGAGCGTGAGCAGCGGTCCACGATCTTCTTTGTCGATGGCGACACGAATTTCCTGACGCGGGACGATCCGCGGCAGGTCGAGATGTTCCCGCCGCAGGAGGGGGTGGCCTGACACATTTTCCGGAGGCGGGTTTTTCCCGTAAACGCCCGCGCCACATAACAAAACCAATACGTCACCATATCATGAATACGCAAGTTGCACAGACTGAATCCGCAGCGATTGCCGAGATCGCCCGCCAGGGGCTTTTCCCCGAATATCGACTGGACTCGAACCTGAAGGCTCCGCTGCTGCTCTGGCCGCAGTCGCAAAAGATCGTCTCGCTCGAGGAGTTCCTGAAATACCCGGAGCACAAGAAGGCGCGCATCGAAGTGCGCGATCACCAGTCGTTCGTCGAATACGTGCTGAAACACGCGGAGCCGGGCACGACGGTGTTTTCCGAGGTCTCGGAAACGGGTGGTTCGTTTACCGCAATCATCGACTTTCATCACGGGCACATCGCGCATGTGATCAACGGCAATGCCGAGTTTTCCGGGGGCGCGGCGCGCTGGGGACACCATGTCTGCAAGTACGTGTGCGAGCATACGCCGGAGTGGAAACGCTGGATGAAGTTCAGCGGCGAGCCGTTGAGCCAGCTGGCGGCGGCGCAGTTCATCGAGGACAACATGATCGACATCATCCAGCCGGAGGCCGCGCGGATGCTGGAGGTGGTCAAGACGCTGGAGGCCACACAGGGCGTGGAGTTCAAGAGCGCCGTGCGTCTGGAGAACGGGGATCGTCAGTTGAACTACTCGCACACGACGGCGGCGAAGGCGGGGCAGCAGGGCGACATGGATATCCCGGACATGTTCCGGATCCGTATCCCGGTGTTCCAGAACGGGCCGGGCTACGATGTGGATTGCCGGTTCCGCTACCGCATCAAGGACGGCGCGCTGATCATCGCTTACGAGATCGTGCGCCCGCACAAGATCATCGATCTGGCGTTGCAGGAGGCCCGCACGGGCATCGTGCAGATGCTGCAACCCATCCCCGTGCTGCTCGGCAGCGCCGGCTAACCGTCATCTTCTCCAGCCCCTGGCTGAACCCCGGGGCGAGGGCGCGCTGTTACTGGTCGTCTGCGCGCCTTCGCCCCGTTTTCAGGGGATTTTTGAACCGCTAAAATACGCTAAAGAACGCTAATATGAATACACTGACTGAACATTTTGGCGCGGGGCAGGTTGCTCCGCACAAGGATAGGCACTCCTCGCTTACAGCAATGGCGGTGGGCCAGCTGCCCCCAACCACGCCGCTGGCGCTAGCTCACGACGAACTGGAAAAGAGCGTGGCCTGTTTGCGGAAAGCCATCGAGGCTCTGGCGCGAAAGCTCGAACCCGTTTGCCTGCCGATGCCCGACAAGCATGCGGCTGAAGGGGCCACAAAGATGCACGCCGGAAACACTCCGGCGCCGCCGTCGCCACCTGCCAGCCTTGTCGTCCGTTCGGTGCGGTGTCGTATCCGGGAAATCAATCTGGCGCGCGCTTCGATTGACGATCTGATCGGGTCGCTCGACGTTTGACATGAGCGACCGGGGCAAATGGGGCGAGGTGCTGCGGGGGCTGACGGGGCTCCGGCTGGCGGTTTATGACGAACTGCTGGTGCGGGGTGTGCTGGATGTGTCGCGGCTGGTGTCGGAGTTTCGTCCGGAGGCGCCGGGGCTGGCGCAGCTGGAAGAGGTGTTTGCCTGGCTGGCTCGTCACCGGTTCGTGTCGCGGGGGGCGTCGGGGAGGTGGGAGGCTCGCGGGCCGCTGGAGGCGCGCGCGGTGTTTGAGCGGGTGGGTGTGGATCAGGATCGGGAAAAAAATTTCGCCGCCGCCGGCAGCTTGGCCTTGGTGAAGGGACAGGGCGACCGTCGTAGTCAGCAAACGGGTTTGCGCGCGGAGGCCGGCGGCGGCGTTGCGGTTTCGGATACGGATACGGGCGGGCAGCAGAAAGAGCCCGCACCACGGGTGCAGACGCATCAGGTGGAGTTTTTCGCTTTGGAGGGATATAAATTATGAACAAAGGGGTTATTGTCATTTATCACAGCAAGGATTTCGACGGGCTGTTTTCCCGCGAAATCGCCCGGCGTTATTTCGGCGAGTCCGCCGAGTATGTGGGCTGGAACTACGGAGAGCCGACGCCGGTTGTGCCGCCAGGCGTACAGATCTACATGATCGACGTTTCCGTGCCGGAGTTGATGCAACGTCCGGGGCTGGTGTGGATCGATCATCATTTGTCCGCGATGCTGGATTACGGGACGGAGATTGCGGGTTATCGCGTCAACGGTGTGGCGGCGTGCCGGCTGGCGTGGCAGTTGTTTTTTGGCGGGCATCCGCGGGTCGATGAGATGCCCAATTTTGACGACTTTACCGAGCGGCGGGTGTCGGAGCCGTGGGCGGTGCGGCTGGCCGGCGAGTACGATGTGTGGGACAAGCGCGATCCGGACGCGGAGCTTTTCCAGCATGGGTTGCGGTCGTGTGATCCGGATTTTCAGCGGTTGCTGAATGGTGATAATGCGTATGTGCGCGAACTGCTGGAGGGCGGGAGGGTGTTGCAGTTTGCGCGGACGCGGGAAAACGAATCCATCATCCGGACGCAGGGGTTTACCGTGCGGTTCGAGGGGTTGACGTTCCTCGCGTGCAACGCGGCGCGGTTCAATTCGCTGTTGTTTACGGCGGGGCTGTCTCCGGAGCATGATGCCTGCCTGGGGTTTTGCTGGAACGGCACGAAGTGGAAGGTGTCGATGTACGGGGTGCCGGGGAAGCCGGAGATCGACCTGGCGGCAATCGCCAAAAGGTACGGCGGCGGCGGGCACAAGCAGGCGTGCGGGTTCGAGTGCTCGGTGTTGCCTTTCGGGGGCTCGCAGGTGCCGGTTACGCATGCGGCGGTTGTCTCGCGGTTGGAAGATGAAATCGGTCTTTTGAATACGCGACTGACTGCGGCGCTGGCAGTGCTGCGCGGAGGCATGAATACGTTCGGCGACTTTGGAACTCAGCTCAACCGCCTGCTCTGCAAGCGTGCCGCGACTGGAGTGAGTGCGCAAGAGATCGATGATATGGCGAGGGCCTGCTTCGGGCCACAACAGGCGACGCTACAGGCAATCCGGGATGAAGCGCTGCAACATGGCGAGTACAACCCTATCGGCGGGAAAACGCTGCTCCCGCTCGGATACCAGAAAATCTACCACATGGCGGAATCCGCTCTGTCTCCAATTTCCAATAATGAATAACCTCGAAGCTCTCATTATCATCCGCGGCGCCGCCCGCGTCTCCGCTCAGATGCGCACCCGCCAAGGCCGTTCAGCCTTCAAGGTCGTCGAAAAGAAAATACAGTCCTTGCTTCGCAAAAAGGCGTGGCGTGAAGGCGGCGGCATACCGGTCCACATGGGATCCCCCGATTTCACATACCCGATCCCCGACGATCCAGTCACCGCCGCCCTCCGTGAACTCTTGGCAGCCGAAGCCGAATTTGTCGGATCAATCCAAGACCTGCGCTCGCCTCGCCTTCGCGCTGCCGTCGAAGCCGCCAACGTCGCGCTTGCCGGTATAGAGAGCCCGGAGGAGCGACATGGCGAATGACAATGAGACATTGGCGCATACGGCTGGTTCAGAGTGCGCCTACTGTGGCGGCGATCACGATGAAAACCGGTGCCCGATTATCTACACGCCAATCCGCGATTGCTCCCACAAGGACGCTGAAGACGGGTGTTGCCTGCATCCAAAAAATATGACGCCCGAGTGTCACCCCGATGCCTGCCCGCGTCTCGACCAACGCCTTTTCAAATATCTGAACACCCCAGCGGAGGCACGAAACCAATGAGTAATGAATCCACCAATACAGACAACAGCGTTGCCTCCCGCGCTTTGTTAGACGGGAACACTGAAATTGGCCGCGCATTGCGTCGCTTGGGCAATTTCGCGTGTGGCCCCAACGATACAATGATAGTCGCAAGCGGCATCGTTGAACTGCGCGGAGCGTTATCCAACCTGCTCAACACCAGCGCCGTCATCAAGTCCGACGAGGATTTTACCGAGATCACCTGCGTGAACAAGCACTACGATGCCGCTTACGCGGTTCTGCGGAAATATCCCGATCCGTCTAACCCCGAGGTGCGCGGCACGGAGTGACCGCGCCACCGTCTGGTTACGCTGTAATTTTTAACCCGATACACACATGAGAAAAGCAAAACAAATCAGGGCAGACATTCTGCTTCACGTCGCCCAAATACTAAAAAACGAAGTGCTGAACTGCGATGCTTCCGACGAGGATATTGATCAAATCTTCCGCGAGCAAAAGAAGCTCGCTGCCGAGTTAGAGCGCCGGGCCGAAAGGCTAATACGCAAAAAGCCTACACTCGAGGAATACGAGTGGAACATCGGTGCGATGGACCGCAATCACCCGTGAGGCGTAACACCTAAGATGAGCCACGACCCCGCAGAACACTTAGTGCTCACGCTCGCAGCAAAGCCGTCGAAAACGGACAGCCGGGGTCGTTGCGCTCTGGCGTCTGGTTCGCCTCCGGTGGCTGTGCTTTGCTGTGCTCGCCGCACGCAATATCGATATATGCCCGGCGTGGAATGCTACGACATCGACCGCGATGTGCGGACCTTCGCCGGCGGGATGCCGGTCGTGGTGCATCCGCCGTGCCGCTCGTGGTCCGCATTCACGGCGCACCAAGCGAAGCCGCTGCCTGGCGAGAAAGACCTCGGCCCGCTCTGCGTCGAGTGGCTGCGCAAATGCGGCGGCGTGCTGGAGCATCCTGCGCACTCGCGCTTGTTCTCACACTGCGGGCTTCCGCTGCCTGGTGAATCTCGCGCCGGCCTGTGGTCGATCGAGGTGCTGCAATCGTGGTGGGCCGGCCACCTCGGCACGCAAAAACGCACGTGGCTTTGCTTCGCGCACATCGCGCCGGCCGAAGTCCACTTCCCGCTCACGCTTCGCGGCCAGGGCGGAGACAAACGACTGTGGCAATACATGCCGCGCTCTCTTCGCGCGGAGACTTGTCGCGAAATGGCCGAGTGGCTCGTGACTCACGCGCGCTTGGCGAACACCCCGACCTGCCGCGACGCGGCGACCAATAAGAAGTAATAAATATATGAATACAGAAACGAAAACAAACGACCCCGCGGCGTCGGCAGCGTCAACTGGTTCGCGTCCGTCTCGCTGGAAGCCGATGGACGTTGTCTATGGTCCATACATTCACGCGCCGCGCCGCCTGATTCTGGAGGTCTATCACAGGGCAGACGGCGGGGTGCATTACGAGACCGTGAGCGAGCGCGACGGCGTCGGCTGCGATTCGGAGGGCTCGCTATGGGCCACCGCCGCCGAATGGCTGGAATGGCTCACGAAATTCCAAGACGAGATGACGGGCCTCGCTTACCGTGAGGCACAAGACCGCGTGCGGTGCCCGCTCGTCGAGCCAAAGTCGTGGTTGGACTTCCGTAAACGCTACGCCGACACCGGATGCCCGTGGCTCTAATTTTCGCGAACACCTCATTATGACAACGGACCTTCGTATATCGCCTTCGTATATCGGGAAGACAAAGCCCCTGACTCCTATGCAGATAGGGTGGCAACGGCTTGGACCGAGGGCGCGGGAATCCATCAATAATCAGATGGAGGCTACACGCTCAGCCATCCGGTTGCGCAAGTGGGCGATCGCAACGGAGAAAAGTTATTGCGCCTGGGTGCGTCGTTACGGGGTGTGGCTGGTGGTCACTCCCGAAGCCAAAGGGTTGCCCGACTCGACCGCGCGCGTCACGGCGTTTCTCGCCGGGCTTGTGTCCGGGCCGTCGCCGCGGTCCGGCACGACGTTGAAACAGGCGATGAATGCCTTGGTGTTTTTTTACGAACATGTCCGCCAGGAACCATTAGGGCGCTTCGGTGATATTCCGCAGCCAAAGATGGCGGTGCGGGCGCCGACCGTTTTGACGCGCGAACAGGTGCGTGAGTGGATCGGGGCCGTGCAGGATTCGCACGATCAGCCTTACCGGCTGATCTGCCGTCTGCTCTATTTCACCGGGATGCGGATTTCCGAGGTGCTGAATCTGCGCGTGCAGGACATCCAGTGGGAACACTCGGAGATTTTGTTGCGGGCGGCGAAGGGAAACAAGGATCGGCAGGTGCCGTTGCCGTGCGCGGTGATGACGGATTTGCGTCAGCAACTGGAGCGGGTGCGATTGTTGTGGCAGCGGGATCAGATCGACCGGGTGCCGGTCGCGTTGCCGGACAGCGTTTACAACAAGTGCCGGCGCTACGGGCTGGCATGGCCGTGGTTCTTTGTTTTCGCGGCCGGGAAACATTGCACGCATCCGAGGCTGGGGCATGTAGTCCGATGGAGGTTACACGACAAGACGCTCCAAACGGTGACACGGGCGGCGGCGGAGAGGGTCGGACTGCTCGGCGTCGCCACGCCGCACCGGCTGCGCCACGCTTACGCAACGCATCTGTTGGAAGCGGGCGTGGACATCCGGACCGTGCAGGACATGCTGGGGCATGCGGATGTCGCCACGACGATGATCTACACGCACACGAGCATCCGCGGGGGATTTGTACGCCAGCAAGTGGAGGCGCTGGCGGTGTGATTTTTTGAGGGACCCACCATGAATACACGATTCTTTACCGGATACCTGCCGCGGGACGCCGCTCCCGCGTTTACTCCGCCGGCCGAGGGGGCGTCGGCCGTCAAAAAGTTGTTGTTCGATGTCGTCATCAGGGATTCGCGCGGGGTGGAGTTTCCCGAAAAGTGCGTGCTCGAGGAGGCGTCATTGATGCGGGATTATGAGCCGTTGCTGACGGCGGGGCGCGCCGTGATCGTGGAGGGCGAGCAGACGGCGCGGCCGTTTTATAAAAGCGGGATGCTGGCGGGGCATGTGCGCGAGGTGCGCGTGCGGCGGATGGAGTTTCCGGCCCGCGGCGGCAAGAGGGCGGCAGACGCGGAGGGCGGGGAGGAATGAGGCACCGGGATATCCATGTCACCCGCGAGGTGGGCTACGCGCACAATTTTGAACGGAAGGCGCGTGTCGATCTGGGTCTGGAATTGCTCATGCTCTGCGCGCGGCCGAAACAGGATCTGACGTTGCACGATATCGCCGCGTGGTGCGGGTGCACGCATCAGGGTATCCGGAGGATCGAGCGGGCGGCGCTGCGGAAGCTGCGCAGGTGGACGGGCGACGCCCTGGCAAGGGAGGTGCGGAGTGCCTGACCGGATGGTGCGCGATGGGGCGAAGCATTCGCCGCGAGTGAACCGGCTCGGAGATCGCGCCGAGTGTCTTTTCTGGAGACTTTTGACTACTGTGGATGACGGCGGCGTGTACTATGCCGATCCGTTGCTGGTGCGTGCCGCCGTGTGGCCGGCCAAGTCCTACCGCGTCGCCGATGTGGTCCGTGCGCTCGAGGAGATCGAGCACGCCGGCCTCATCGCCCGATGGACGGACAGGGACGGGGTCCGCTATCTGTGCCTGCTGCGCTTTCGGCAACGGCTCAGGTACCCGTCGCGGAAATTCCCGGCTCCGCCGTTTGATCCGGACACCGGCGAGATGCAGCTGGCATTGACCGGGGATGATCCGCCGCCGGAGCCGGATCCGGCGCCGAAACGCGGCGGGAAGAGAAGTGAAGTGAAGAGAAGGGAGGGGAAGGCGGGCGAGACGCCCGCGTCACGGCCCGACACCCCTCCCCCCGAATCTTTTGATGCCTGGATGGCACGGCTTCGCCGCGCCCATCCGGCGGCAGACATCGACGGCGAACTCCGCAAGGCGATGGCGCGCAAGGGCGGCAAGGTCGAGCGCGACTGGTTCGAGCGGCATTGGCTCGGCAACCTTTCCGACGTCGTGACGCCGGGCGACCTGCGGGCGGCGGCGAAGCCGAAGCCGGCGGCGGTCGATCCGGAGCCGGACGGATGGCGTAATGTGATTGTGGATACCAATTACGGGCCTGGAGGACTGTACGAGGCGGCGGGCTGGGCGGAATTGCCTGACAATGTTAAAGAGTTTGTAAGAAAGGAGTTGGATAAATGAGCGCGGAAGAGTTACGCAAGGCGGCAAGGCAGGCGGAGGAGCGGGCTGACGAGGTGGAGTTTGCCGAGGCGTGCCGGCTGGCGCGGTCGGGACCGGCGAGCATTCAGGGTCCGGCGCGGGATGCGGACACGGCGCGGCGGCGGGCCGTGGTGGCGCGACTGCTGAGAAATGAGGGATGGAGCGCGGAGAGGGTAGCGAAGGTGTTGCGGCGGACGCGAAGAGCCGTCGAGAAAATGCTGAGGAATTTCCCCGGACGGTGAAAAAATGAGAGTTAGTTCGCATCCGATGCGAACTAACTCGACAAACGGGCGTGTGTCGCGCCAGGGGCGGTGCCTGATTAATGGGCGTGACGCCCGAACCCGACAACCAGCTGAAACTGTCTGCCATCGAGCAGGCGTTTGCTGCGTCCGGTATCGACGGCATCCCGCAGGGCGCGAGCGACCTGACGAAGCGGGAGATGACGTTTGTCATCCGGGTGCTGGAGCACGGGCAGATGCGGCAGGCGGCGATCGAGGCGGGTTACTCGGAGGATTCGGCGGGGCAGATCGCTTCGGAAACCTTGAGGAAACCGAAGGTTTTCGCGTTTTACCGTCGTTGTCTCGACAAGGTCGTGACCAACGCGGAGCGGATGACGGCGCGGGTGTACGAGCGGAGCGTTGTCTTGCACGCGCAGGCGCTGGAGGCGGCGCAGAAGCTGGCGAATGCGAATGAATGGCTGCTGGCGAGCGAACGTCACGAGAGCGGCAAAAACGCGAAGAATGTGCGCGAGTTTGAGCTGGCGCGGGAGCGGGCGCAGCGGGACCAGAAGCATTTTGTCACGCTGGCGAACCAGACGGATTCGTTGCTGGGGTCACTGCTCGGGAAGATCGCAGGAGTGCATGTCTCCGGCGAGGTAAAGCATACGCACGCCGGGACGGTGGGAGTGGCGCCGGTGACCGTGCCGGAGGCAGCGTTGCCGGCGTTGGCTCAGGTGCGGCGCGATGTGCTGGCGGCGAGGCTGGGCGCGGGCTTGGAAGGGGGAAAGAACTGACATGGCCGGCGAATCGCTGACACTCGACAGGCTCACGGATGAGCAGAAGGAACTGCTGGCCAGCCCCTACGGGTTCGGTCGGTTTTTCCTTGGTCTGCCGATCATGGATTGCGCGGAGCGTCGCAAGGTCGGCGAGTGCCGCGACGGCGACACGCTGTTTTACGAGATTTTCGAAAACGACAAGCAGCGGCAGGTTGTCGATGCGTTGACGTTGCCGGGTGCAAAGGTGACGGCGGCGACGGCGAACGGCGCGGGCAAAACCACGATCCTGATACCGACCGCGGTTTTGTGGGCGATGGCGCTGCATCCGCGGACGAAGGTGGTCGTCACATCGGGGGTGGAGCGTCAGGTGCGGGGCCAGCTTTTCCCGGCGCTGAAATCGCGGCAGGGGCGGCTGCAGGGGTGGACATTCCATGACAACCAGATTGCGGCACCGAACGGCAGCATGTGTATCGGCTTTTCCACGAATGACGGCGGGCGATTCGAGGGATGGCACGGGAACAAGGATCCGTTCTACGATCTGTTGCAGCATGACGGGCCGCTGATGATCGTCGTTGACGAGGCGAAGAGCGTGGCGCCGTCGATCTTCGATGCAATCGACCGGTGCACGTATCAATGGTTGTTGCAGGTGAGTTCGTGCGGGGGTTCGTCGGGTGAGTTCTGGAAATCCCATAATGCGTATGCCAGGTTTTTCCGGACTTTCAGGATCACTGCGGGGGATTGCCCGCACGCGGATCATGACAAGAACCGCGAACTGATTCTGAAGCGCGGCATCAATGATCCGTTGGTGCGGTCGAAGGTGTTTTCCGAGTTCATGGAGGGCGTGGAGGGCGCGGTTATCAACCGGCTGTGGATCAATGCCGTGCTGGCGAATCCGCCCGCGTATGTGCCCGGCCCGAAACGGTATTTTTGCGACTTCGCTGCGGGCGGTGACGAAAACGTGATCGCGGAGCGCGAGGGGAACCGCGTGCGGATCAAGGCTGCATGGCGCGAGAAGGATACGATGCGCGCGTGCGGGCAGTTCATCGACCATTTCCGGCGGCTGGAATTGTCGCAGGATGATGTCGCCCGGTTCGTGTTTGGTGACGGCGGAGGGCTCGGGAAGCCGATGCTGGACCGGCTCGCCGAGCTGGGCTGGCGATTGAACCGGGTCCACAACAACGCGAAGGCGAGTGACCCGAAGGCTTACAAGAATCTGGCGGCGGAAATGTGGTTTGAGGCCGGGAAGCTGTTTCAGCACGGGCGGGTCATCCTCGAACTGGATGCGAGCGATGACCGCACGATTGACCAGCTGACATCACGGATCGGATTCGCGCCGAGCGATGGCGTGATGGAAGTCGAAAGCAAGGAAGAGATGAGGGCGCGCGGTCTGGATTCACCGGACCGGGCGGACGCCATTGTCGGCGCATTGCGGGACACGGCGAACATGGAGGTTGTCAACTTTATGGGATCCGCCTCCGGCAACAGGGGCACGGTTGACCAGCTTATGGACATGATCGCCGAGGGCGGGCTGGCAGAAATACCGGGGGCGTTTGCGGGGTAAATCATGGTTACACACGACGAGATTTTCGATGCGCTGAAGGCGCGGACAACGTGGGAGGCGCAACAGGCGACTTACACGAAGATGCGCAACGAGGGGTTGCGTCGCGTGAACAAGCCGTGGAAGGACGCGGCCGATATGCACTATCCGCTGGCCGACATGCTGGTGGAAAAGATGAAGCCGTTCTACGTGTCGCAGATTTTCGCTACCGACACGGTAGCGTCGTTCACGGGGCTCGACGCGGCGAGCATGGGCTATCAGCAGTCGGTCTCACAGTGGTTCGACTACCAGCTGAAACAGCGCACGGATTTCGAGACGGAGACGGTCATCGGATCGGACTACATGCTGGAGTCCGGCAAGGTCGTGTTCAAGGTGTACTGGCACGCGCAGCGGAAGCGGTTGCAGATCGAGGCCGTCAAGGCGTTCGATATCATCGTGCCGAACTGGACGGGGCGGCTGGCGGATTGCGACTGGATCGTGCATGTGCAGCGGTTCAGCAAGCATGCGTTCCGGCGGCTGGCGAAACGGATGGCCTGGCCGGTGGATGATCAGCTGATTGCCACGCTTTCCGGCGAGGCCGGCGCGGACACGGGAGCGGAGGCGGCGCAATCGGACCGGTATCAGCGGCAGGGCATCACGAGTCCGTCGAAGGATGACGAGATCGTGTTGTGGGAGGTGTTCTCCCGCGAGGATGACGGGCAGTGGAAAATAAAGTCTTACTCGCCGGTGTGTCCGGACAAGCCGCTGCGCGATTGGTTCGGGTTGCCGTATAATCAGGGCGCTTTCGGCGAGCCGGAACCGCCGCCGCCGTTTTTCGAGATTTCCTGCGAGTTGAAGGATCGGGGTTATTACGACTCGCGCGGGATCGTGAAGCGGGTGGCGCCGTTCGAGGCGTCGCTTTGCAAGGACTGGAACACGCAGAAGGATTACCAGACGCTGACGAGCGCGCCGTTGTTCGCCGCCCCGAACGGGATGGGGAACAACAATACGAGCGGGCTGCGGTTCAAACCGGGGCAGATTTTGCCGTTTTCTCTCCAGGCGGTGACGATGCCGGCGACGCCGGTAGATATCCAGCAGGGGATGCTGGGGACGCGGCAGACGGCGGAACAGTTGATCGGCGTGCCCGATTTCGGGACGGGCAACCAGCAGGCTCCGAGCGACCGGAAGACGGCCAAGGAAGTGTCGCTGATCGCCAATGTCATGGGGCAGGGCGTGGACATGCGGGCGCGGATTTTCCGGAAGGAGCTGGCGCACGGGCTGAACCTGATGTGGGCGATCCTGAAGCAGTACGCGCAGCAGGAGATTGATTATTTCGTGCTGGATTCGCTGATGCAGTTGCCGGGGGCGGCTTTTGCCGGGCGGTACCGGATCGAGCCGAGCGCGAGCGGCGACAACTGGAACCGGACGCTGGTGCTCCAGAAGGCGGAGCGGCGGTTTCAGCTTTTCCGCGGTGATCCGCGGATCGATCAGGATGAGCTTTACCGGTCGTTGCTGGATGCGGACGATCCGCGGCTGACGCGGCGACTGCTGATCAACAGCGGGTCGATGCAGGCGGCGCAGATCGAGGATCAGGCGCAGGAGATCGGCATCATGCTCATAGGTTTCCCGGCGGAGGTCCGGCCGACCGATGACGACGCGGCTCACGTGCAGAGCGTGGCGGGTTTCGTGCAGCGGCGCGTCGCCACCGGCGAACCGTTGACGGCGGAAACGCTCGGGTTGCTCGCGCAGCATGTGGGGCAACATCTGGAGGCGCTGAAACAGAAGCAGCCGGACGTCTGGAAGCAGAAGGGACCGGGGCTTGTGCAGTTTGCCCGGCAACTCGGGAGCGCCGCCCAGCAGGCGGCAGCACGGGCGCAGGGTATGCAGGCCCAGCCGCCCGCCCCGCAGCCGACAGGGCCGGGACCGATGGCGTTGCCGACACCGGCAGCGGGCGGGATGCCCGCGCCACAACCACCACCGCAAGACAATCCGCTCGCTCCGCCCGCGGGGGGCGGACCGCTCGTCATGTAACATGAATACTTTTTTGAAATTGCTCCGCCGCCTGCTGTTGCGCCGTCTGCTCACCGCCGACGAGGCGATGTTGTTCGACTCGCTGCAAAAGCCTTACCGGTGGATGCCGGATGCGCCCATGACCTCGAAGGAGGGCGAGGAATGGGAACGGTTTTTGGTCGCGAGCGAGCTGGGGAGGAAGCTCGACATCGCGATGGTGAACTGGGCGCAACAGCAGGCGCAGGTCGCGATCGGCGCGCCCGCGGACCAGGTGGCCGGCGCGGCCGGGTTCGCCCGCGGGTGCATGGCCGGATGGCAGATGGCCAAAACACTTTCACGTCTCGCCGCCACGGACGGCGGCAATTCCGAGCCTGACGCTACTACGGCGGCGGCGGGTCTCGAACATCTACAGCCGTAATCAGGATCGACACGCACATGGATTCGACCACGAACGACACCACACCCTCCGCCGACGCCGACGAGGCCGCCGTGCTGGCCGCCGCTCAGGCCGCCGACAACGGCACCACGCCCGCCCCGGCGGTCGCCGCAAAACCGGCCGACAAGGACCAGCCGCCTGCCAACGCATCGCAGGCAAAGACAAACGGCACGCCCGCCGTACAGGGCGACGATGCGAACGCTGGCAAGGACGGGAAGGACGACAAGGACAGCAAACCGGACGGCGATAAATCCACAAAACCCGACGACGACAAATCCGAAAGCGCCTTTACGAAGGCGCAGAAGGAAAAGCAGCGCCGGGATGACTCGTGGAAGGCGCTGAACGAGGAAAAAGCGGCGCTGCGCCAGCAGCAGCAGGCAGTGCAGGCCGAAATCAGCCAACTGCGCCAGCAGGTGGCGGAGCTTTCCAAGAAAGCCGCCGCGCCCGCCGGTCCGGTGAAGGATGAGCACGGGCACACCGCCGAAACCTACGAGGGGCTTGCCAAAAAATACGACGAGGAGGGCCAGACCCAACTCGCGCAACTCGCCCGCGAGAAGGCGGCGGAACTGCGCGTGAAGGCGACGGCGGCGGCACAGCCCGCGGCTCCGGCCACCGCTCCGGCGGAGGCCTGGAAGACTCCGGAGTTTCAGGCTGCCTGGAAAAAAGGCGCCGACGAAATCGTGGCGAAGGAACCGGAGCTGGCGAACGCCGACAACCCGGTATTCAAGCGCGTCAACGCGCTCGTGAACGATCAGCGGTGGAGGAAATTTTTCCTCGCCGCACCCGAGGGCATTCACGCGGCCCTCGAGGTCGCCAAATTGCAGGAACAGGCCGCGCGCGTGGACGGCCTGAATACCGAGTTGACCAAGGCGAAAGCCGAGATCGACCGGCTCAACAAACTGGTGCAACCGCTCGGCGGACAGCCGGGTGGCGCGCCCGCCGGAGCGAAGAAGCTCGAGGACATGAACGAGGCGGAGGCCGAAGCGCATGTCCTGGCGATGGCCGCCGCCGCTGACCGGGCCGGCTAGCACCGCACCCAACATCAAAACGCCCGCGGGACGTAGTTTTTCCCGCCTTACAAAACGTCATGATCGACACAACGACAGTCGCCAACACGATGCAGCCGCACTTTTCGAAGAAGCTGCTCGAAAAGGCCATCCCGCTCACGAAGATGGTGCAATATGCCACCCTCGAGGAATTGCCACCCAACATCGGCGCGGACACCGTCCGCTTTTTCCTCCCTCCCGAACCGGACCTGAATGCGACCGGTGCGCCCGCGCCGCTGACCGAAGGCATCCCGCCCACGCAGTACCGCGACATCACTTTCACGCCGATCGACGTGAAGCTGTCGCAGCGTGGTCAGGTGGCGAAGGTCACGGACATCGCCACCAACACCGGTCTTTTCAAATATCTGAAGACGGCGGTGGATCTGATGTCCGAGGAATTCGCGCTGGATGTGGACACCATCCTGCGCAACCAGTGCGTGCATCCGACCGCGGGCCTGAACAAGCGTTACGCGCAGGGTCTCGCCAATTTCGACGCCCTGAAAGCGGCCACTCTCGCCAATGGCCGCATCGTGCCGCGCGACGTGCTCGACTCGGCGACATCGCTGAAAATCCGTCGTGCGCCGACTTTCGGCGGTTATTACGCTTCGCTCATGCCTCCGCAGATCACACGGGATATTCTCGACGATCCGGACTGGAAGGACCTCATCAAAACCCAGTACGCCGAGAAGGCATTCAAGGGCGAGATCGGAGAAATCTCCGGTGTGAAGATCGTGGAGCATACCAACCCGTTTCAGGAAGATGAAACCGAGGGCACTTTCGCCCCGACGTTCAATCCGAGCGGTACGAACACGACGGGCCTGATCTACTCGGTGATTGTCACCGGCAAGGGTAGCTGGGGCGCGGTCAACATGAAGAAAATGGGCGCGTCGCCGCACAAACCGCAGATCGTCGTGGTGGACAAGCCCGACAAGTCGGACCCGCTCGCACAGTACATCCTGGCCGGATGGAAAGCGTATTGGGCGTCGGTCATCCTCCAAAAGCGCTGGGGCATCACCCTGCGCACGAAGTCGCAGTTCAAGGACATCTAACCCGAACAACTTCCGGCGAGGCGCCGGGCTATGGAGAACCGGGGCGGCGGGGTGGGGTTTTCAAAAATCCCGCCGCCCCACATCCGATATGAATACACAATTCCTTCCCGTTTCCACGTCGCACCGGTCGGTCAATGTGCCGGCAACTTCGCAAACGCTCGTGTCTCTCGTCACGTCGCTGAATGCCCGCACGAAGGCCGTGCAGGTCCAGGCGGATGGCGGTACGGTGCGCTACACGCTCGACGGCACAGCGGCCAGCAGCGCCACGGGCTTCGTTCTCAACGACGGCGACACGCCGCTGGTGTTGAGCCGGGCTGAGGCGGATGCGATGCGCATCGCCGGTTCGGGCAAACTCCAGCTCTGCGAATACTCGGAATGAACATCGACGCCCATTATCGTCAGCGTCCCGGTCGCCAGCGTGGCGGCGCGTCCGCCGCGGGCGGGGGCGGCGTCGTGCTGCTCGACGTGCTGGTGGATGAACTCGGCCAGTATCTGGTCGATGAATTCGGCCGGGCGCTGGTGGCAGGGCAACCGTCCGGCATCGCCGGGCTGGTCGATGAACAGCGGCAACTTCTCTGCGACGAGGCCGGCCAGGCGCTTGTCGGGTAGCTCTCACAACCTCTCAACTTTTTTCCAAAATGGCTTCTACAATCGGCACCGTCCGACCCTACACCAAAACGAACCGTCCGACGCTCGGCAGCGAGGACCGGTTGATTTCCGATCATCCCGACAACGGCGTGGGCGCCACGCGTTACGAGGATTTCCAGGCGCAGCAGGATGCGCGCTATCTGCTCAAGACCCAGCGCAACGCGGCGCTCGGCGTCGCCGGTCTGGCGGCGGACGGGTTGCTGGATCCGAGTGTCATGCGGGCTGCGCTGGCGCCGGAAGAAGTCGCCACGGATGCGGCGCTGGCGGCGCTGGCCGTCGTGACCAACGACATCGGCAAGCGTCTGGTGCGCGTGACGGCGACGGGCATCAGCTACATCGCCCGCGCAGCCGGCACGGGCGCGGACAAGTGGCAGGTTTACAACACCACGCCCGCGGCGACGGAGGCCGTGGCGGGTGTGTCGAAGATCGCCAGCGATGCGGACGCGGACAGCGAGACCGACGACACCAAGCAGATGACGGCGAAGAAGGTGGCGCGGCGGATTGCGGCGCGGGTCAATCCGATCGCGGCGAGCCGGGCACCGCTGGATTATCTTTGGTGCGATGTATCGACGCTGGCAGCGCGCATTTTCTGGATCCCCGGCGTGCATGGGCAGCTCGGAGCCAGTGATTTTACCGTAGTGATTCCATGCGTACAAATGGCCGTGCTCAACACGTCGGGGATGCTCTTTTGCACACGGGACACTCCCGATGTCGGATATAATGATAACAGCCTGAGAGTATATGTGTATAATGATACTATCCGCGTGTGCCTCGGTAGCGATACGGCGAGCCGCACTCGTTCCACGCCAGCGGGCTCCGCAAACAGTCTGCTTGAGCGGCCATATACCATTATATTTGGTCGCCAGGCGGGGGACTGGTTTTTCTATAAAGACAACACCGCTATCCCACTCGGAGCAGAGGTTGTCGTGGGTGTTCCAGCGATCGGATGGGCTGATGCCTTCTCAACTGCTGTTATGAGGCTGGGAGCGCATATTGCAACGCACCCGACCCGGATGAGCCGGTTCGGATCCCCGATCCTGATTAATCGCGCCTGGGCACAGTCTGACGTATCCGCTTACATCTCGACTGGCCGCGTGCCGCCGCAGGATGATGTGGCTGGCAGCATGGTTCCGATGTTTTCAGAGGGCTTTGAATCTGCCAGCTGGGGGCTGTGGGGCTCCAATCAGGGCACCCGCTTGCTCGTTACTGATATCGTGCATAGCGGAGATCAGGCAGCGCAGTACACGCCGACACAGCCCAGCAATTACGCATTTTCGGGTTTGTCTCGCAACAGCACGTTTACCCCCGGACAGGCCTATCGAATCGGCGGATGGTTTTACCGGCCGTCCGGCTCCGCTTGGACAACCAGTGGCCGTACCCTTTCTACGGATACGGCATCATTCACGGGTGCGTTGCGTGGCACTCTGGTGGATGACCAATGGTGCTACCTGGAGCGCGATATCGTTGCCGTCAGTACCAACCTGATACTATACGGATTAACTAACGGCATCTCGGATATTATCTATGTCGATGATGTTACCATTATTCCCCTTGGAACCATCGTCGCCTTCGATATCGGCGAGACCTCGCAACTCAGGGGAAAATATAACGGTATCCATGCATTGATTACACCTGGTATCACACCAATGCCGGTCCGCAGTCCGGAAACAGCAACGATCATTTACAATCTGTCTGCCACCGGCTACATTCTCGGCGACTTGCCGGCGGTGTTCCGCGACTACCTCGTGAGCGAGGTGCAGTTGATGCCGCTCTCCGCAACCGATGCGACGGTTACGCTGCGCCAGGGATCGAGCGGCGGAACGGTCATCGTCTCGTCGGCGTCGGCGGGCGGCGTGCAAAACCAGTGGAGCGGACCCGTGGCGATCGAGGCGGCGGGGCGGCTGCTGCCGGCGCTCTCCAAACTCCACGGCACCACCACGCAGCCGGTGCGCGTGCTCATCCACCTGAAAAAACCGTAACGACTCGACCACTACAAACAAACTTCTCACCGGGACTACCACACCATGAGCGAAAACTACACACACGTGATCTACGATCCCCCCATCATCCTTGACGAGGCCTCCGGCCTCGCCGTTCTCCGCTGGGAGCCCGAGGGCCGCAGCTTTACTCTCTCGGACGGGCGCACGCTGTACGCGCCGACCGGCGACTACGACGATCCGGAAACCTCCCGCGCCTTCGCCGAGGTAGACGTGCCGGCGTTGCTCGCCGATCCGGTGCAGACGCCGCAACCCGTGCCGGAGCGGCTGACGAAGCGGCAGCTTCGCCAGTGGCTCATCACGCACAGCCTGTTCGCGGCCGTCGAAGCCGCCATCGCCGGAATCGCCGATGCGACCCAGCGGGCGCTCGCGCAAAACTGGTGGGACACCGCCGACGTTTATGAGCGCGGCCACCCGATGATCGCCCAGGTGGGCGACGCCATCGGCATGACGGAGGCCGAAATTGACGACGCTTTCCGAGAGGCGGCGACGCTCTGAATTGCATGAAAACCAAAATCGTCATTTCGATCACAGGTTTTTCCGCTGCGCTGGCTCTGGCCGGCTGCGTCTCGGGCCATCAGTCGAGCCTCTGGAAGCCCTGGACGTGGGGACAGGGCACCGCCGCGGCCAAGGTCGAGAAAGCCGAGGCGGCCCAATCGACGCAGGAAGCTGCGCTGGTGGATGCCGCTCAGGTCGAGACGGTCAAGACGCAGGCGGCGCTTCTGCGGGCGGAGGATTCGCGCCCGGTCGAGGTGGCGCGGCGGACGAACGACAACGCCGTGTCGCTGCTCAACCAGCGCAAGCCCCTGTCAGCCTCCGCACACGCGGAGGCGATGGATATCGTGCGCGGGTTGTTGAGCGAGGAGACGGCGAAGCGCGAAGCCGCCGAGCAGCGGCAATCCGCGATGGAGAGCCAGAACCTCAAACTCTCACGCGAACTGGAGGATACACGCAGGGCGCTCGGAGAATTGGCCGGGCAGGCCAAGGCGGAAGCTCGCAGGAACCTCGAACTGGCAAATGAACTGCGACGCCAGACGTGGGTGAAGTGGGGTAGCGTGGCATGGGCCGTCATTGCCACCGGGCTGGCTGTCGCGTGGAAACTGAATCTGGGCGGTCTGCAATCGGGCGTGGCGAACGGGCTGGCTGTCTTGCAAAAACGATACGGAGCCAGCGACGCCGACGTGAAGGATGTGAAAAGCGAGATCGACGCGCTGATAGGCGTCGCCTCGCAACGCTCCATCGCGGCCAGGGCCGCGCAGGCCATGGCACAACTCCCTGATCCCTCTCCCTCGACCCAATGAGCAGCATCGAAATCCTTCTATTGGTCATCAACGGCATCATCCTGCCCCTCTCCGGCTGGACTCTCTACACGGTGCACAGCCTCGTCAAGGATGTGGCTGTTGGCGCTGTTTACGGGAAAGGCCAGGAGATCGCCATTGCCGATATCCGCACGCGCCTGGCCACAGTCGAGGCCGAAATCATCGAACTGCGCATCGAGTTTGGGCGTCAACGCCCGTCACGCACACCACACTTGCTAAATCATACACCATGATCACACCCGATCCATCCTCATCCTCCGGCGGCGCGTTGCGCGTGCCGCTCTCCGCTCTCGCGATCGACGGCACGCCGCCGGCCGCGGGCGACCAGGCCGAAGTGTCCGCCACCGTCCGCATCGTCTCCGCCGAGGGCGACGCGGCCAGCGTGGAAATCGTCAGCATCAACGGCGAACCCGTTGGCGCCGCCTCCGCTCCGGAACCTACGGATTCCGACATCGAGGCCGCGGCAACGGAGGCCGACAAGCGCGCCTGACCATGCCGATCTACGAATACAACGATCCCGGGACCGGCGCGGCGGTTGACCTGCGTTTCCCGCCGGGGAAGGCGCCGGATACCATCACGCTGCAACGGGTGCGCGTGCCGCGCCGCGTCGGCACGATCATCGGGGCGAAGCCGCCGACGATGGGCGACCAGCTCGCCGCCGGATACCGGAAGCTCGAGGAGCGCGGCCAGCTCTCCCCGAAGGGCAGCCGGCACCTGCCGATCAGCACCATCAAGGCCGCACTCGCACAACCCGACTGACCCGGCTGCGCCGGGATTTCTCATTTCGGATTTCAGATTTCGGATTCTCAAAAAAATGCCTGCCACGATACAAATCCAACGGCCGACTTTCGGCATCAACGACGCGCTGCCTCCGGCGACATTCAACAGCGTGACGGTCCTTGCGGGGACGGTGCCGGATGCGACGGGGAGCACGGAGGGCGTGATCCGCCTCGCGGGCGACCTTACGGGGAGCGCCGAAAATCCGCAGCTCGCCAACAGCGGCGTGACGGCGGGCGAGTACGGCAAGGCGGCACTGAAGGTGCCGCAGATCACGGTCGATGCCAAGGGGCGTCTGGTCGCAGTGGCAGACCGGGATTTGCCGATCTCGGAGGCGGCGGCGGAGGGTCTGAACGCGGCGACCGGCGAGGCGCGCTGGGCGGCGTTCGGTTTCGACACGGCGGCGTTGAGCGCGATCATTTACAAGCAGGTCATGCAGCTGCAGTACCCGGTGGGGGAGGTGTGCATCACGCGGCGCGCCGGAAACCCGGCAACCTGGCTGGGATTTGGCACGTGGGTGATCCACGGCGCGGGCCGGATGATGGTGGCGCACAATCCCGACGACGCGGATTTTTCCACGATCGACAAGACGGGCGGAAGCAAGACGCACACGCTGGCAGTCGGACAGTTGCCGGTGCACAATGTGACGATCCCCGCGCAGAATGTGACGACGGCGGGGGCAGGGACGCACAGGCACAAAATGTATCTCAACAAGGACGACGGCGGCAGCAGCGGGGACTGCTACCGTTTCGGCGGCACCGCAGACCGGGCGTTTGCGGGCGACAATCTCGCCGGCACGATGGAAGACCAGAACGGGAAGGGCACATGGCTGATCGATGAAGCCGGCAACCATACGCATACGCTGGCCATCCCGCAGCATACGTCGAGCAACGTGGGCAGCGGGAACGCGGTCAATCACCTGCCGCCGTATCAGGTGTATTTTGTGTGGAGGCGCACGGCATGACACTCGGCGACATCAAGGAGTTTTGCGCGCACAAGCTCGGCATCCCGGACATCCAGACGATGGAGATGGCGGGGCGGTTTGCGAGCACCCGCTGGAAGATGATCTGGAACCAGCGCGCCTGGCCGCAGACGCGGATTTACGACGCGGTCAGCGTGCCGGCGGGCCAGCAGGAGGTGACGTTGCCGGCGGATTTCGAGCTGGCGCACGCGGCGCGCTGGAACCGCACGGGGCTGTTGCCGCAACTGGACCTGACGGCTTTCGACCAGGACCCGGGGGCTTGGGATGCGGTGGGGCCGGTGGCGGGGTTTTCGCCGCTGGCGAAGTCGGCCCAGGGGTATGCGCGGATCCGGCTGACGCGGGCTCCGGCGGAGGCCGGGACGTTGTACGTGATCGGCAAACGGAAGTGCATCGAGTTGCTGAACGATCACGACACGCCGCTGTTGCCGGGCGTGGATGAATGTCTGGTGGCGTTTGTCATGGGCGACCTGGAGCAGTGGCAGCGGCAGTTCGGGAAGGCGCAGGTGTTTTTCTCGGAGGCCAACGCCCTGCTGCAACAGATGGTCAGGATCGACACCGAACAGGCGACGCAGATCGCGCAGATCGTGCCGGTCGCGCAACAACTGGAGGACATGCCGGAGTGGTGATCAGCAAAAAAGCTGAAAGCTGAAAACTGAAAAGCTGAAATAAAAACGGCGTTTTACTGAAATGGCACTGGCACTTTTCAACGATGCTCTGGATGACGATCCGGCGACCGCGGGTTGCGACGGGTTCACGGGCTCGGATTTCGCGAGCAAGCCGAACCTCCTGACTCCGGACACGCTGCGCGCCGGAGAAAATGTGTGGATGGATGCCGACCAGCTGGTGCAGACGCGGCCGGGACTGCGCTTCGCCGCGCTGTTGCACGATGCGGCGCCGCTGGCGGAGACGAGCGCGCGCGTGCAGGGGATGGGTTATTACGACACGCCGGAGATCGAGCGGGTGCTGGCGGCGCGGGCGGGGAAGATCTACGAAATCGCCGGAGACGGGCCGGGGGCGGTGTCGGGGGCGCTCGCCGGGGTGGCGGTGAGCCCGGCGGGGGCGGTGCGGTTTGCGCAGCTGGTGGACCGGATGTTTTATGTGGACGGCGCGGGGCGCTTGCGGTGGTCGATCTACACGCCGGGGGATTTGTGGACGCACGGGGAGGTAACACAATTTTCCAACGATACCGACATGCCGCTGTGGCGGACGATCTGCGCGCATGCGTTCCGGATGCTGGCGGTCGACAAGGACGGGCGGCGGATCTACGTGTCGGCCGTGGGCGAGGCGAATGCGGCGGCGAACTGGCAGCAGACCGACAACCTGCGCGTGGGAACGGGCGAGGGCGATCCGATCGAGACGGTGATTTCCGCGATGGGCGGAAATGTGATCGTGCTCTGCTCGGGAAGCGCGTGGAGCGTGGACACGACGGAGGCCTCGCCGGGGGCATGGGTGATCATCAAGGTGACGGATGTGGCCGGGTGCGTGGCGGGGCGCACGGCGGTGGCGCTGGGGCAGGATGTGATTTTCCTGTCGCGGTGGGGCGTGGTGTCGCTGGGGGCGCTCGCCACCACGGACTCGATCAACGCGGCGGCGACGCTTTCGGCGGCGATCCAGCCGCTGATCGACCGGATCAACTGGCAGGCCATCGGTTCGTCATGGGCGACGGTGTGGGGCGACCTGTACCTGCTGGCGATCCCGCTCGACACGGAGGCGATGCCGACGCGGATTTTTCCTTACAATGTGCGCACGCGGCGCTGGATGACGCCGTGGTCGGCGGCGTTGTCGGGGTTGCTGCTGGGCGAGTTGCCGGGCGGGGCGGCGGTGCTGGGTGACGAGGCGGGGCAATACCTGGTGGACGAAACCGGAACGTTGCTGCTCGACAGCGGCCGGCCGCCGGCGCAGCCGCTGGACCTGGTGGAGTTCGAGGGGTTTTCGGCGGCGGTGGTGTCGCGGTTCGGCGGGCGGGCGGAAACGCTGCTGGGGGATTCGACGGGGCGGGTCCTGAAGATCGATCTGTCCTACGAAAAGGATGACAATTCGCCGGACAGCAGCCAGGACGTGCCGAGCTGGGCCACGATCAAATCGCACGATTTCGACCTGCCGGCGCACATGAAACAGCCGTTCTGGTTGCAGGTGCTTTTTAACAAATCGACGGCGCGCGGGGTGCAACTGAACCTGGTGCGCGACGGTCTGCTGACTTATCCGGACCGGACGCTGGAAGAGTGCGAGGTGATCGACAATCTCATCACGACGGGGACGCTGGGGGTGTTTCCGATCGTGTTCCCGTTGCAGTTTCGCCCGAACGCGATGTTCACGGTGAAGCGGCACATCCGCGGCTTCCCGCGGTTTATCGAATGCGGGCTGCAGGTGTACTGCGCCCGCGGCCGGATGCGGCTGCGGACGGTGCGGTTTGCGGCGTTTGTGGACACACCGGAGCTGCTTTAGGAATTAAGAATTAATAATTAATAATTTATGGCTGCGCCGGGCATAATCCAGATTGCGGAGTTTTTCAGGCGGCATGGGGCCGCGCCGCGGGGGTGGCCGGTGCGCGTGCTGGTGCCGTGGCTGCGCTGGCACTGGCGCAACGGCGGGGTGTGCGTGGTGCGCGCCGGGGGCAGGATCGTGGCGGCAGGCGTGGGGCGGTGCGTGGACTCGCCCGCCGAGGCGGACGCCGATCTGTATCGGCATAATGAATACGGCGCGATTTTGTGGGTGGATGAGCTTGCCAGCCGCCATCCGCGCGGTCTTTCTCTTTTACTGACACTTGCCCGGCGACGCTTTGGCCCACGGCTGGCGGTTTGCGGACATGTGTTCATGCGCCCCGGGCGGCTGCGGATGCTGCCATGGAAAACCGTGGAAAAACTCAGGGATCACGCATGAGCTCACCATCACAACCGAAGGCGCCCGACTACGCCGAGGCCAACCGCGAGGGCATTTACACCGATATCGAAACGTTGCCGATCCGCCGCCTGATCGAACAGGCGGCCGCCCAGGGGAAAAGTATCCAGTACATGGACCCGCGCACGGGGGAAATGACGACGGCAGATTTCACCGGCATGGGCGACGATGCGGCGACGCAGGCTTATGTCGATGTGCTGCTGAGAGCAAATGGGGACATCCAGCGGCAGCAGCTGGCGCTCCGCGAGGAACTCGGCGAAAAGAATGCGGAGCAGGCGGCGAAGGAGGTAGCGGCGTCCGACCCGCTCGCGTACGAGACGCGGCAGGAAGTGACCGGCAAGATTCTCGGCGACTTGCAGGGGGGCGTCGATACGATCGACGGGAACCAGAATCTTTACGACGTGGCGACGCGGTTGCAGGGGGACAACTCGTCATACAATGCGCTGGCCGGCGTGCTGGACCAGGTGCTGGCCGAATATCAGCTGGGCGGGCAACTCGACGCGCAGACCCAGCGGCAACTGACCGACAGCGTGCGATCGGGTCAGGCCGCGCGCGGCAACTACCTGGGCGACGCCGCGGCGGTGCTCGAGGCCGGCACGATGGGGCAGGCGGCGGAGGCGCGGAAACAGCAGCGGCTGGGCAACCTGCTGGGCGTGCAGGGGCAGGTTTTCGGGCAAGGCACCACGCTGGACCAGCAGGCATTGCAGGCCGCGCAGGTGGCGGCGACGGAGGAACGCACGGCGCGAAACGAGACCTATGGGCGCGAGCAGCAGCAGCTTGCCAACGCGTCAGCCATCGTGCTGGGGCAACCGATCACGAACCAGTTTGGCTCGCTCGCCGCCGCGCAACAGGGGGCAGTCGGGTTCACGGGCGCTCCGGTGCAGCAGGGAACAAACATCAACGCCAACGCCGGCCAGAACGCCGCGAATTTCCTGCAAGCCAACTGGCAGACGCAGATGCAGAACCAGCAGGAAAACCCGTGGATGGGATTGCTGGGCAGCGCCGTGGGCGGTGCGACCGGCGCACTCACTTCCATGATTTGAGCCGCACAGACAACACCACAACCGAGGATCATCAACATGGCACAAAGTTATCTCGCAGAGGGTTTGCTGGGCGGTTTCCAGCAGGGTTTTGACGCCGGGACGCAGAAGAAAGAACGGAAAAAGGACCGTGAACAGCGCCAGCGTGAACAGCAGGCCGATGCGGACCTGCGCAGGGAAATATTGCAGAAACAGATGCTGCACGATGCCGAGCAGATGTTTGCTCGGCAGACCTTCGAGGGTGAACAGGCCGACAAGGGGCGCATGTTCACCTCGCGCGAAAACCTGCTCGACCGCAATTTCCGCACCGGCGAGCGCCGGGGCGGCGAGCAGTTCAGCGCCGGCCAGAATGCGTTGAACCGCGAGCAGGACGTGGCGACGCTCGCCGCGCGGTTGCTGCACGATGCCGGGCAGGCTGACAAGGACCGGGCCTTGCGCGAAAAACTGGCCGCGGACGCGCAGGGATGGCAGAGCGACCCGACGAATCCGCAAAATCTGCTGCGCGCCGCGCAGATGAAAAAAGTGCTGGCGGATGCGGGGCTGCTCGATGAGGACGCCGGCGGCGCGCCCGCGCCACAGTTTGGCACAGATGCCGAGGGCCGCGCCGTGATCGGCCCGGACGGAAAACGCTACGTCGTCAAGAACGGAACCCCGATTCTCGTAAAATGAGCCTTCCCGCCGGATGGAAATTTGCCGATGAGGAATCATCCGGCCCGCTGCCCGCGGGCTGGAAATTCGCGGAGCCCGAGACCGGGACTCTGCGCGGCACGTGGAACAGCGCGAAGCGCGGGGCACACTCCGCAGCGCAGTCGGTTGACGCGCTCGAAATGGCGAGCCTGGCCGGCGGAATCCAGAAGGCTCGGGCGGAGATGCAGACGGGGCGGCTGGTGGCGCGTCCGCCGCAGTCGTTCGAGGAGTGGAAGCAGCGCCGCTGGACGGTCGGAGGCGAGGACACCAGCGACGAGGCCTTGCGCCCGCGGTATGACGCGTACCTGAAACAGCACGCCTTGCGCGAGGGTCAGCGGGCGCGGGAGCGGGGCGCGCAAGCGCAGGCAATCGCCGCGGCGCAGACGAAACGCATCCCGGAACTGGCGAAATCCATCGCGGAGCGGCAGACGGCGATCGAGGCGTTGCCGCAGGCGCCCGGGAAGGAAGCGTTCGACCAGGCCGAGGGGCTTTGGCCGGCGCTGAAGGCTGTCAACAAAAACCCGGTGCAGACGGTCGCAGGCATCTCCGCGGAGAGCTTGCCGGCCAGCACGCCGTCGCTCGTGCTGGGCGCGGTCGGATCGGCCGGCGGTCCGGTGGGCACGGCGCTGGGCGCCGGAGCGGGCTCGCTGGCGACCGAGTACGCGGCGACCATCCTGCAGGAGATCCGCGAGGCGGGCGGCGATTTCTCGAAACCGGAGACGGTGCAGGCGATTTTGTCGGATCCGGAAAAGCTGGCGACGATCCAGCAAAAGGCGTTGCGCCGCGGCGTGCCGGTGGCGGCGTTTGATGCGTTGTCGGCGGGCGTGGCGGGCCGGTTGTTCCGCGAACCGGCGGAAAATGTTGTCAAAAAGGCGGGGCAGGAGGCCCTCAAAAAAGGCGTGCTGCGGACAGCCGGTCATGGCGCGGCGGAACTCGGCATCCAGGCGGCGATGGGCGGAGCGGGCGAGGCCAGCGGCTCCCTGGTGGCGGGCGATGATGTGGACTGGAAGGCCGTGCTGGCCGAAGCGCTGGGCGAGGTCGGAAGCGGTAGTGGCGAGATCATTACGGGCGTAATCCGCGACCGGACGCTGGACACCGGGAAAAATATCGGGGAGAGCGCGAAGACGCTGCGCGCGCAGCAACAGCAGCTGATTGCGGGGAACAGGCAGGCGCAGATGTTTCCCGTGGACGCGGACGGGAAGCCGCAGGGCGAACTCGACGTGCCGGCGGGGATGGCCCGGCTGGAGACGCCGCGCGGGGTGTTTCACTACAACCCGCGCATGATCAGCGCGGCGAAGGTCCGGGCGTTCAGCAAGAACGGGCGCGAAAACGAAATTCTCGGGCTCGGCCCGGTGAGCAAACCGGAGGCGGAGGCGCGGGCCGCGGCGACGGGGGAACCGGTGGTAGCCGTGACCGAACGCCAGCCGGACGGGACCGAGGTGAAAACGGCAGTCGGCACGGCGGGGACCGCGGCCGATCAGGTCGCTGCGCTCGAGGCGTCGAAAACGGCGGGCAACCGCGTGCAGGTGGAACCGGTCGGCAACGTGCCGGCGGAGCGGGCGGCGGGACAGCAGGGCGGATTCCTCGCCGATCTGCTGGCGAAGGATGCGGAGGCGGCGCGCGCGGCGGAAGAGGCGGCGGCACGGGAACAACTGGAGCGGTCGGCACGCCAGCAGGAGCTTGCGGAGAAACGCGGACGGTTTGACGGACATCTGGAGACGGCGCGCACGGTGTGGAAGGATCCCGCGGCGACGTTCGCGCAGGTGAACGGGGCATATCAGGCCATCCGGTTTTACGCCGAGGACAACAGCCTGGGCCTGGCGCAGGAACAACGGGAGGCGGCGCAGAAAGCGGCGGCGGGGCTCAACAAAAAGCTGAATGAATTGCGACCGGCGGAAGAGGCGCGCGCGGCGGAAGAGGCGGCGGTGCGGAAAGCGCAGGCCGATGCGGAGGAGGCGGCGCGGAAGGAACGCATCCGGGCGGAAAACGCGCGGATTGCCCGGATCGAGGCGACGGGGCGTGATCCGGATACGGGCAAAATCGTGCAGTTGCAAAACGTGCCCGTCGATGTGCTGCAAACGCTCGACCCCGCGAAGGAAGGGTTTTCTCAGGAACAGATCGACGCCGAGCTCGAGCGCCGGTTTCGCGAAGAGGAGCGCGAACTGGCCGGCGCTTCGCAGGAGGGTTACACGCTGCGCGATCTGTTTTCCGGCAAAAAATCCGCGCTCGTCGCGGCCGGCTTGAAGGCTCCGTTGCGCTTGCCGCTGCCACAAGCCGCGCGGAAAAAGGGCGGGCTCGGCGGGGAACTGCAAATGTTATGGGAGAGCAAGGCGCCGGGCACGTATTTTCATAAAAATGCGCCGTCGCTGGATCGGCTGGCGGAGACGCTGCGCGGGCTGGGATTCCCCACCCAGACCGAAAGCGATGTGGTGGACTTGATGCAGCGCGCCCTGAACGGCGAGGATGTGCGGCCGGCCGGCGGGGTGGAGTTTGCCGCGGCGGCGCGGCGGGCGCAGCCGGTAACGGAGGGCATCAGCGAAGAGCAACTGGAACAGCCGGCGCAGGTCTTGCCGATGCCTCCGGCCGAGCCGTGGGCGGCAACAAACGCCCGGAACCGGGTCAGCATCACGGCTGCTTTGGATCCGTGGCAGGGGAAGGAAATCAAAAACGACGCGACCGGGCAAAAGTTGCTCGTGACGCGCGCCACCATAAACCACGCGGCCCGCGCTCCCGGTCCGGATGCGTTTCGCGCGTGGAGCATGCTCCCTGATTTGCTGCGCACGGCGCTGCCGGTGGGGATGCCTGAGCCGGACAACATGGGCCGTGCGACGGTGGAGAACGTGCAACGGTTCGTCGCCGCGGTTGCCGATGGAGATGCCGTTTATCCCGTCCGGATAACCGCGCGGAGTGTCCCGCAGGGCTTGCAGGTTCAGGAGGTGTTGTTGTTGCGGAAAGCAAAACGCCTGCCGGGGAATATGCGGGGATTGGAAACCAATCGCACCGCCTCAGGGCAGGCGTCTGGCATGAAGGTGCGGGATTTGCTGGCCGAAGTCAACCCGGACGGACAGGGGACGTGGCGGGCGGATTTTGCGCGGGGAGAGCGGACGGAACAGACGCTTTCCGAAGCGGATGCCGAACGCGAAATGACGGCCCTGCGCCGGGCGTTCCCGGAATTGACCCGGGATTATGACATCGAAATCGGGCTGGTGGATGAGGCGTTGCGGGCGCGCGGGTATAACGGGGCGGTGCCGACAACCGTGCAGGCCGCCATCGCACGGCTGCGCGGACAGCGGGCGCTGATCGTGCTCGCCTCGCGGGCGTGGAGCGACCGGGCGAAGGGCGCGGCGCTGTTCAGCCATGAGATGGCGCATGCGTATCTGGATACGTTGCCGGCGGAGACGCGGAGTTTTTTGCGTGATCTTTACGAGCGCGAAACATCGGAACGCACCGGGCCCTTGTTTGCGGATGGCGAGCCGGTCGGAGATGTGTCGTTTTTGCCGGAACAGTTTTCGGCGGAGCGGTTGCGGCGCGATCCGGATTTGCCGTTCAAGGAATGGTTCGCCGAGCGCGTGGCGATGCTGAACCGGGATTGGGCGCGGGGACAGATCGACGCCACGGAGCATTCATTGTTGCGGCGGCTGGCGCATGATCTGCGCGAGTGGTTGCGCCGGGTGTGGAGCACGCTCGCCGGCCGCGACGGCGTGGACGCCGACAGCGAACTGTTTGAATCGGCGTTCCGGCGGTTTCTCTCGGGCGGCGCCGATGCGCAGGTGGCACGCGAGGCCGGGACGGCCTACGCGGAGCGGAAGCGGGCGGAGTTTGCCACCGGGCGCGAGGACGGCGACCCCGGCGTGCGGGAAGCGCGGGAGCGCGTGCGCGAACTGGAGGGGCAAATCGAATCGCTGAAAGAGTCGCAGGAAGATGCCGGCGAGATCGAGGCCCGCGGGCAGGATCTTGCGCGCCAGCTCGAACAGGCACGGATTGCGCTGCGCGATGCCGAGCGCGAAGCGAAGGTGTCGGCCAGCGTGAAGCCGGCCAGCGCGTTGCCGTCCGCCGAACAGATCATTGCGGAGGCTCCGCGGGTGGAGGCGTTGCCGCCGAGGCCGGACCGGCGGACGGCACTGATTGCCGAGCTCGAGCGCGGAAAGAAGATGCGCAGCGACGGGGCGCGCACCCATAACGAAGCGGCGGTGGACGAAGGAAACGAGATCGTGCGCCGGGCGCGGGCACGGCTCGACCTGGAGTTTCCGGATTGGGAGGATGCGCCGGCGCGGGAAACACGCGCAACGCAGGAGGACGGCCGCAATCTGCCACCGCCACCGCCCGAGGACGGCGGCGGCGAGGCGTCGCCGTTTGAACCGGGCGAGGGCGCGGAGCCGATGCCGGTGCGGAGCGGGAAAACAGATGAACTCTATGGGCATAGCAGCGTGCAGCCGACTGCGCTCGAGCGCACCTGGTCCCGCGTGCGCGGCGCGCTCGAGGGCGTGCGCGGAGCCATCCCGGAATTGCCGGCGTTCCCGGCGGCGATGTGGAGCAAGGCGGATGCCTTTATCAAGGGCGAGGGCGCCGCGTTTTATAATCGCATCAAGGAAGGGCTGCGCGCCTTGAAGTCCGGAAACGACTACATCCAGAAAACGGCAGAACAGCAGATCGGCAAGATCGTGCGCCCGCTGATCGAGGCCGGCGACGTGCGTTTCAATGCTTCGGATTATGCTCGGCTGCGCAGGCGGCAGGAACAGGCGCGGAAATACCGGGCCGAAAACAGACCCGTGCCGGCCGGCGTGCAGGCGGAAATCTCCGCCCTCAATAGCAAACTCGAATCCAGCCCTTATGTGTTGTTCAACCGGCTGGTGCTTTTGCTGGATCTGAACTGGCGACAGCAGAACCTGAAAGACGATGCCGGGAACCCGCTCCGGTTGCCTGCCAATATCAACCAGGCCGAAGTCGCGGCGGAGTTGCGGCGGCTGGGCGAACGCATCGAGGCAAGCCCGCACGCGGACATGATCCGCTCGGCGCTGGAACAACACATGGCGCTGGTAAAGCAGGTCGCCGATGATCTGAAGGGGCGCGAACTGCTCGCCGCTGACCATCTGGCGAACCCGTACTATTTCCCGCACCTGACGCTCGAGGTAAGCCGCGGCGGCAAGGTCACGGAACGGGAGCTGACGCCCTCCCGTGTGCGGCCGGGTACCGAAGCGGATTTTCGCGGGTATCTGCTCGACCCGGTGGGGAGCGAAAAACCCATCGAAACCGACTACGTGCGCGCCTTGTATTATCACCTTGTCCAGGTCGGCGCGCACAACTGGAAGGCCGATGTGGTGCGTGATTTCTTCCGTCCCTACGATGTGATGAAGCAGGTGGAGGACCGCGCAAAAAAACTGGCTCGTGAACGGGGCGTGCCCGTCAGCTGGCAACAGGCATTCCACGAGGAATTCGCGCCGCGGGGGTATGTGCTTTACGGTACGGATTCGCGCGACGCGTTCCCATCGATCACCGTCAACCGGGACGCGCTCGCCCGGCGGCTGGGTGTGGCTCTCACCAGCGAGGACCTGCACAAGCAGTTGGAAGAACTCGGCATGAAAGGCGTAAAACTGCTGCCCGAAGATCTGCGCGAAACCTTGCAGCAGGGAGCCCGCGAAACATGGGTGCTGCCGGCGCGCGTGGCGGATGCCTTGCGGGGCATCGCGGAGCGGCAGAGCAGGGACAACGCACCGATCGAGGCCGCGCTGAAGTGGGCGAACGGGAAGTGGAAGCAGTGGAAACTTTTCATCCCGTGGAATCATATCCGCTATGAATACGGCAACATCGTCGCCGACGTGGAAAAGGTGTTTTCCGCCTCGCCCGGCACGCTGCGCCAGCTGCCGGCGGCCGCGAAGGAAATCCGCGCGTTCTGGCTCGGAGGCGAGCCGTCCGCCGATTTGCAGGCGGCGCTGAAAGAGGGCGTCATCAACGCCATCACGGCGCAGGAAATGCAGCAGTTGCAGCAGCAGCGCGCTTTTGAGGAATTCGAGACGACGGCGGAAAAAATCGCGCGGCAGGTGAAGGCACGCGCCAGCAGCGCGCTGGCCCAGCCGGTCACGAATCTGCTGGGGCTGGGAAAATTCAGCAGCGTGGAACTGTCTGCCATGCGCGAGGCGATCACGCGTTATGCCAACTTCCGCGCCAACCTCGAGGCCATCCGGAACGGGGCGCGGCCGGCCTACGGCGGCGCGTACTGGCGCGACATCGAGGCGATGAAGGAAAGCCGGCCCGGCGCCGGGGACCTCGCCGAACGGAAGGCGGCGGCGATCAGCAAGGCGACGTTCGGGGATTACGGGGATTTATCCGTAACGGGTGAATATCTCCGGGAAAAGCTGATCCCGTTTTATTCATGGATGGAGGTGAATTTCAAATATCACGCCAACCTGTTGCGGAATCTGCGCGATATGGTGGGTGCCGGCGTCATGCCGAAGGGAGAGGCCCGGCGCACGGCGGCGCGGGCTCTCGGGACGGCGGCGGCGGGTTTTGGCACGCGGGCCGCGGCCGGCGTGCTGTTGCGGCTGGCATTGCCTTACGTGGCGGTGGCGATCTGGAACAACTCGGGCGACAACGACGAACTCGAAAAGCAGCTCAGCGAGGAAGACCGGCGGCGCTTTCACATCATCCTGGGCAAGGATGACGACGGGAAGGTGCGCGTGATCTACGGCAACACCGCGCTCCATGACGTGATGCGCTGGTTCAGCGGCCAGCGTTTCACCCAGGCGATGGCAGGATGGCTCGGCGGGAAGACGGATTTCCCGACCGCGGCCAGCGCCTGGACGGATGACCTGTTGCCGGACCTCGCCAACAACGTCGTGGGTGGATTCGGTCCCTTGTTCAAAATCCCGTACACGCTGGCGTCGAAAAAAACCACCTTTCCGGACGTCACCGATCAGCGCACCGTGCCGGCGTATGACATGCGCCGGAATATCATCGGGCAGATGACGGATGAATTTACGGCCGACATGGTCGAACGGGCCGTGAACAAGGACTATTACGCGGCCAAGGACATGGGAGACTGGGCAAAACAACTGGTGTTGCAGGTCCGCCAGCGTGATCCGGAGAGCTGGGCGTTTTACGAGGTGAAGGACAAGGCCAGCGGGTTTGTCGAGCAGCGGCTGGGGCGGAAGCGCGAGGGAGGCAGCTACGATGCCCCCGACCAGCAGGTGTTGCGCAATTTCCGCCGGGCGATCTACCGGGGCGACATCGAGAACGCCACGCGGTTTTACCTGCGCTTGCTCGATTACGGCTACACGGCGGAGCGGTTCACGAGCAGCATCCGGGCACAGGATCCGCTCGCCGAGATCCCGAAGGACTACCGGAAAGAATTTTTCGAAAGCCTGGACGAAACCGAGCGCGAGCAAGTGAAGCATGCCTACGTTTTTTACGGAAAAATGAACGCCAGCCGGGGTCGCGAAAAAATACTATTTCCCACGAAGGCGAGCGGCGAGCGAGGCCAGCAACGCTATCAGGCCGCGCCTCGCACGGACTACCTGCAACGCTTGCTTGAGGCGAGCGAGCAACTTACGGATGAAGATGACGTTACGAAAGCAAACAGGACTTTGCGGCAAAGTCTGCAAAAACGCTGA